ATGGCAGATGCGCGAAGCAAGGCAACGGAGAAGTACCGTAAAGCGAACGTCAAGTCGTTCAACGTGAAGTTCTTCCCGTCTGATGCCGAAGTCCTGGAATACTTCCAAGGAAAAGAAAACCGCAACCAATACATCAAAGACCTCATCAGAAAGGACATGGAATCGACGAAAAGCCCCAAGACCTACGTTTTCGAGACGGTCAACGAAGGTGACGTGACGATCACTATCTCCAGCGAGCATGTCGGCGGGTGCGTTGACGTGGAAGCTGACATTTCAAGCACTGGAGACCATCGCGAGTGGACGGAGGTCGATGGCGGAAGCGTTGAGGAAATCTTCGAATGGCTGATGGACAAGGGTGTTGAGTTCGAGAGCGACCGTTCTCTTTGGCTCAACTTGAATTATGTCGAGCAAGTCATGATTGACTGCTCGAAGACGGAAGAGCAGCTGCTCGATTACGCAGCGAGCATGACCGACGAAGAGCTTAAGAAGTGGCGAGAGTTCTACTTCGACATCTAAACGCAAAAAGCCCGCACCCCATTACAGGGTGCGGGCTTTTTCTGTGCTATTTAAGAAGTTCGTTTACTCGTTTTTGCACTGCATCGAAGTTTGCTCCGAGCTTGGCACGGCGCTCGTTGCCGTCTCCGTACTCACCTCGAATCACGGCGCGAGCGAGCGCGTCAATGTCAACACTTGAAGAGCGTGCGTTGACGCGTGCCTGTACCTCATCATAGCGAGAGCCAAGAATGGCGCGACGCGTATCGCCGTTGCCAAATACTCCGTTGAGCACATCTTTGGCGAGATCGTCGACGCTGGAAGAGCTTACGCGGTTGATTAGCGCCTGCACCTCATCATAGCGAGACCCAAGGCGCTTGCGGCGCTTGTCTCCATTGCCGTACTCCCCGCGCATGACCGCTGCAGCGAGATCGGCAGTAGAGCCATCAGGACGATTCTCAGCCGCGCCACCAGTCTCAACTTTCTCGCCATGCACATACTTAAACCATGCCTGCTTGTCCATGTAGGCGATATCGAGATCAAGATACTTGTCGTATCCGTTCAGGCGTCCGTGAGAAGAGTACTGATGGATGACGCAACTGTTCCAGGCACCGAATCCGCCATCAGGAAGCCAGGGAGAGTCTTGATACCCAGTGTCGTTATTGCTGGCATACTGTGCCACCCAGAGCGCATGATTCTTCGCAATCTGCGACCAGTCTTCCTCCGTGGTGACGCTGCGACTCATGTAGACGATGCATCGAACTCCGGTGAGCTCGTAGATCCTATCAAGGAACAACTTAGCTTTATCGGTGCCGATTTGTCCATAAGCCTCATAGTCGAGCATTGGGATGCCGCAGCCGAAGTAATTCTTGCAGTTGGCGTAGAAGAACTCGGCCTGCTTTACCGGGTCGGACTGGTCGAGGAAATGATAGAAGCCATAGAGCTTCTTCTGGCTGATCGCCGTCTGGATAAACGGGTCGCAGGTCGAATACACCTTGTCGATGCCCTCTGTCGCCTTGCAGAATACGAAATCGTAATCGATTTTAGTGAGGTCAAGACCTCGCTGGTAATCGGAAATGTCGATGCCCTTCATCGTCATCGCGCATCACCCCTAATAGCGTTGAATGAGCCGAAGCAGACGGCTTCCAGCTCTCCCCTTGTCCATGTTTTGATTGAGTTGGCTCCATCGTCCGGGTCTCTGAGCGCATACGTCCCGTCATCGTTCGCGCGCCATATCATCACGACGTGACTACCGTATTCACGGTCTCCCAGCTGACCGCTGACGCCGGCGAATACTATCCATCCATCGTCGACATAATCGAGGGCGCTGTCTGTGCTCCAGAAGGTGTCAACTCGGTCGTAGCCGTATTGGCTATTGAAGAACTGCGTGAACTTCGCCATGTCGTTCACTCGGTCTGTTAGGCACGTTTCGCCCACGATGTTTGCGAGAGAATCAGGTGTCACCGGCGCGCCCTGCTCGTAGCTCAGTGCCATTGCCGCGCAGGTAAGGCCGCACCCGTAGGTGCCAATGGTCTCGTCGCTGTAAGCGGTCGATGACCATTGCGGGTCTTTCTGCAAAAAGAGCGGCATATAGCCGCTCTTATCCGAAGCCTTTTTGTCGTAAATCGGCTGCGCGTCCTGCAATCCGTCACTGTATCCGCGCTCGTAGGTCTTTACGCTACTTACGCTGTCCGCCTGCACATGGTCGGTGGCGATTCCGATCCAAGTGCCGAAACCGATTGCAATGCCAAGAAGCAGTGCGGCAGCGAGCCTGAGCCTAGCCGCGCTTGAACACTTCATCTGCGACCGTCTTAGGGTTTACAGCGTCTGCGTCCGCGTGCTCGAAGATCTTCATGACAGGAAGGTCTGCAAGCTCTGGATAAGCCTTGCAAAGGTTCTCCATGATGCTTGCGACCTCCATGAAGATGATCGCGAGGCACACGACATAGATTGTCACGCCGCCGAAGCCGAGACCTGCGATGTGGGAGCTGAGGATTTCGATGCAGATTGTTAGCATGATGATAAGCGACAATACCGCCTTGTGGCAGAGACCGGCGCGCATTGTGGAGCTGCGGAACTCGCGATTCATGATTGCCTGGATGATGCCGCTCACCATGTCGAAGAGCATGAGGATGAATGCGCCAGCGATAGCCCAGACCTGCTGCTCGGTGAACGTGTAGATAGGTGCGAAATCCATTTAACTATTCCTCCTTGTCAGTATCTTTTTTGGCTGCTTCGAGCAATTCCGCCACGGCGGCGCGCCAACGTTTCGGGACGCTCTCAAGCGTGCGCCTCTCATACTGGACGGCTTCGAAGTAGATCTTCGCCATCACTCTTCACCTCCAACGATGTCACCGATCTCCAGCAGTGCCGCGTTGGTGTCTTCAAGTGCCGCCCTCGTTGCGGAAAGCGACTCGATGATTTTGTCGATGCGCTCGGTATCGGTGAGACCGTCATCTTCGTGCGCGGCCCAGAGCTCATCGAACGCGGCGTTGACGCCTTCGAGCGTCGGTACACCAGCCTGGACGAAGTGAATCTCATCGGCGCGGTAGAACTCGATGGCGTTGCCGGCTTCTCTTCCATTGTCTGCGACGTCCTTCTGGATGTTCTTGCGCATCCAAACGTCAGACGTGAGACCGTCGGCACGCGCTTCGATTAGCACAGGTGCGAGCGGTGTTGCCGATACTGTCTGATAACTCATGTTTCTTCCTTCCCGCAGCACTCACGTGCCGCCTTGCCATTTTGAATACCTGGTCAAATCCGTTGTCCTTAACCAGGTTGCTCGAATCTGAGTGCTTGAACCAGCCGTTGTAGCTCGTCACGCGCCTTGCGCGCTTGAGAGTGGGTAAACGCCTGTATTTCCGATATGCCCGACACGCGCGCAAGAACAGCGACGGTCGCAGCGTTACGCGGTTTGGTCGCACGGTGAACCCGACGACATCCACCGGCTCATCGTTCGATATTCGGCAGATTTTCCATGCCTTGAGATGCAGCCCGTAGCGCTTAAGGAGGAGTCTTTGCAATCCCCTTGCGGCACTTCGCAAGTTGCGCTTGTCCTGGCTGAATAGATAGATGTCATCTGCGTACCAAAGCTGATGAGACACCATCGCGACCCTGTTACCTCGTCGCACCTTATGCATATCCTCTACGGCGTGGTAGCCAAAAGACAGCACGAGCTGCGCCATGCGGAGGCTGAAGTAGCTGCCGATCTCAAGCCCGTCATCGTATGTGGAGAGCAGCGTCCTGCATACATACATGACTGTAGGGTTCCGTACATAATGGTGAAGGACGCCCATCACCACGTCTGTCTTGATTGACGGATAGCATTTGCGAATGTCAAGGTGGACGAAATAGCCGCCCTCCTGAGACCAGCGGCTCACGGCATTCGCCGCCATAGTCTGCCCCTTGCCCTTGACGCTCGAAACCTGCCAGAAGCCAACCTTAGCGTGCAACAAGTCATGAAGAGCCTCAATTGCGACGTAATCGCAGACCTGCTGCTTGACGCTCTCCACGCCGATGAGCCGTAGCTTTCCGTTGGTTGGCTCGCGGTACCAATGGCGTCTGATCGGTTGAAATGCCAGCGAGCGATGGCAAATCTCGCCCTCGATCTCAGCCAGAAGCGAAGCCACGCTGCCGTATTCAATCGGCACGCGCCAGGCGTTCTTCTTGCCTGCCGGTGCCTTAAGCCAATTACCGTAAGCTCTATAAATGAGGGCTCCGTCTATGCGAAGCCCTCTGCAATATGTTTTCAATTTTCAGACCGTTTCTCTCTGGATACTGTCTGAGGTTTCACCTGTCGGCTACTAACCCAGTGGTCTTAAAGCCATTTCAGTCAGTTGACCCAGGCCAAATGCCCGCTCGCCACCAGCGGCGGCGGGTAGTCGCGGCGGAAGTATATGTGTAGCTGGAATGATTGCTTGTTTTGTCCAGATAGGCGCGAGCCGATGTTCCACCTGGCGTTGCCGGTGCCGTTGTTGCCGTTGACGTACCAAAGGCCAGCATTGCCCCTGTTCCTCAAGTTGCCAAGGGAAAGCCAACAGAACATGACAGCCCGCGCGCCGCGAATCCCTGCTTGTTTTCATAAGGGGACAAGTCCCCTCGCGGCTTACGCCGCTTCACCCCTAGAGCGACCATTGGCAGAGCGGCGCGAACCGATGCTCCACCAGGCGCCGCCGGAGCCGTTGTCGCCGTAGACGCACCAAAGGCCAGCATAGCCCCAGTCCCACAAGCTGCCAAGGGAAAGCCACTCTCTCCAGCCGACGGTAGTGTCCGCGACCTTGTAGTTGCCGTCGCAGATGCCAACAGAAGTCGACGCACCCGTTCCCTGCTGAATCATCAGGCCGTTGACCGTCTTGCAGTAAAGAGCGTAATTCCACCCCTCAGCTGCTTGTCCGGGAAAAGCCCCGGCAGACAGCGCGCTGTCCGGTGAGCTGCCGGCCTTTTCGTTCTTAGTGTCCGGGTTCACGTAAACGACCGCGCCAGTACCTGTGTACTGGATTAGGACGTTTCCAAGAACCTCAAGCATTCCAAGGCCGAGCTCGATACCCTGGACGACAAATGGCTGCTTTCCGTCCGTGCAGCTCGTCGGCGATCCGTCGCCCTCAACCGCATCGCAAGCACCAGCCCTCCACGGGACGGTGCTCAAAAGGTATGTGGTTGCAGTCGTGAACGGCTTCGCGACGTCGAAGTAGATGGCGGTGTTCGATGCGTCGACATCGACCTTCTTGATAACGGTCGCGGAATCAAACACGTCATAGTTGTAGCCATTGCTACGGTCGGTCGACGTGCCTGTATGTGTTCCAAGAATCATCGAAGAGCCGATAAGAATCTGATCGGCCTTCTCCTTAGCGACCACGACGCGCGTGGTGTTGCTCTCTGCCACGGTCGGGCTCATCTGTACGTCGTATCCCGTGCAGCCCGCGAACACGCTCTGGCTGTTCTTGGTGGCATACTTCAAGAGGAACATGGCCTTGACATACCAGTCATCGGCGGCGGTCTTGAATGAATCACCCGTCGTTGCCGTTTTCATGAGCGAGACGCCGGTATCGTGGCTTACGAAGCGCTTTACCTGTGCGCCGCTCACGCTTCGCGGCTTGCCGTCGGCGTCGACCGACAGTGCATACTTTGCATACAACATATAAGGACGCTGCGCACCGTTCGGCAGCAGTGCGGCGGGCTGTCGCTTCATGCCCGGCTGGCGCGTGTCCGAGACGGTGAGGTTCACCGCGTCATCGGTCTCGGTCTCGAGCGTGTAGAGCACAGGTGTCAAGACCCACGTATCGTCGAGACGCGAGAAGCGGCCATCGCCGTCGATTGCGGTGACGTAGGGCATGCCGTCGGCATCCACGCCGCCGTTGACTTCCACGAAGAAGAACGCGCCTTGGTTGACGTACGGGTCGATTGCCGCGCGCCCGATGACGCCGGGCTTGGGGTTGGCGATGCCGGCGTTCGCGCCGGTCTTGGTGCAGGCAGTGGAGCTGCCCTTCGGGATGCTCACGCCGTAGTTCTTGCCGTCTCGCATCTTTGCGAGCCAGGCGGCGATAGAAGAGTTGGTGTAGCGCCCTGTCTCGTCATTAAAAATGGGGACGGAAGCCGCCACCATTGATTCAAGCGCGATTGCGACGCGCTCAAGTGTTTCGTGATCGGCGATGTGCGTCTTGCTCATGCCTAATCCTCCGTATCGACTAGTGTTATGTAATCCGTATCGCCAGCGCTGTCGTAGGCGAGATAGATGCGCTTGTCAGGGCTGATCGAGCCGCGAGCTTCCTCGGCGGCCTTACGAGCGTCCGCTGCCGCACGATCCGCGCTGTCCTTGGATGCGTTAGCCGCGTTTGTCGCGGCGTTCGCCGTATTGGTTGCGGTGTCGGCGTTCGCCTTGGCTGTATTTGCGGCAGAAGCGGCATCTGTGGCGCTCTTTGTCGCGGCGTTCGCCTTGCCCGTCGCGGTGTTGGCCGCGTCCGTGGCGCTCTTGCAGATGTTGACCGCAGCGTTGGCGTTATTCAACGCCTTGCCCGCATCGGTGACGGCCTGCTCTCCCTTGGTGACGGCGGTTTCGGCTCGCTTCTCAAGCGCCTCTACTGCGTTGTCCCATGACTTCGCCGGAGTATTTCCCTCGCGGGCGTCGCGCATGATGTCCAGCGCGAAGCGCTCGGTCTGCACCGTATGCGAGCCGTTTGTGAATTCGAAATAGGCTTCGTCGGTATAGCCTGGCACGCACGCCAACTTCGATTCCTCGCAGACGTGCGTTACGGTGTTGCCGGAAACCGTCGCGGTTCCCTTGTAGTAGTGGATGCGATCGGGCAGACGTGCAACCAGGTACGCCGTATAGCCAGCAAGTGCGAACTCCACGCCGTTGTCGTAGATAAGCGCCTTGATGGTTGTTCCGCCGTCCTCGCCTTGCGCGATTCGAACGCAGTTGTTGCCGCATCCGCGCTTGTTCACGTCAAGCTCGATTGTCTGCGTGTTCATTGCGCATCGCCGCCAGACTTTAGCGCTCGCAGCTTCTCGAGCGCCGCCATGAAAGCCTGAACCGGATCTGTCTGCACTTCGGTATCACCGTCTTCTGCTGCCACCGCGACTGAAGGGTTGACGATTGCAGCCAGGGCATCGAAGCATGCAACCGTGGCATCGGTTCGGTCATCAACGTATACCGGAGTCACGAGCGTGAACGGCTCGTCGGCGGATTTCGGCTTAACCACGTCCTTGCTGTCAACAACCTCACGCGTGCCGTCATCGTAGACGGCAATGAAGACGATGTTTGCCGCTGCCGCGCGTGCAATGAACTCGGCGTCGAACTCCGTCAGATAGCTCTCGGTGTTACCCACCGGATCATGCACCATGTAATGTGTGATCTGTGCCATATGACCTCCTAATCAAAATTGCAAAGTGTGCAGATTCCATTTACGAAATCGATGTTCCTTGTCGATGTCCACCAGGTGATTGATCCATTGCCGTTGTCCTGTATCTGACTGATGTACTTCATGGTTACGTTGGATGTAATGGCGTTGGTTGTGGTTACGCTCGTACTTGCCGAGTTAGACACCGAGATCTTCGGAACGGAAATCCTAAGACTTCCTTCGGCCTGCATCTGAAGCCCGTATAGAACCTTGTTGTCAGATAAATCTTTCATCGATGAAGAAAAGTCGATGTAACCGACCTGCGAGTCACTTGACGCGCCGGATTTCTTACGGAATCCCGACATCTGACCCATGTTGTTGAGAAGCGTGTAGTAGCTGTCGTATCCGCAGCGAAACGTGCCCTTGGCGGTGATGTTGTTCGCGCTCATGTAATTTGTCACGAGCTCGCCGGTCTTGAGATTCCAGGAATTGCGGCCTGTGGCATCGGCGATGATTCCGGCAGACATGTATGTCGCGTTGATATAGACCTTGCCGTCCTTGAGGAAGATGCCCTGAGTCGCGCCGTTGCTCGTCAGGCGGTTGAAGATCTCCTTTTGGGTCAGCTGCTCGTCGTAGCCGCTGAGGATGCCGTTCGCGTAGTCAGAAGCGTCTTGCTGCTCGATGGCATGCTGAGCCGCACGCGCCGCCGAAGTGTAATCCTTAACTGCTGACGAGTACGAGCCGTATGACGCGTCGTATTCGTACATTGCCGCCTTGAGCGCGTCTGCCGTCTTGCACTCCAGAACCGCGTTCACCTTGTCGGCGTAATCGCTGTAGGCACCGCCCTCTTCGGTAGATCCGAACGCAGCCGTGTATTTAGGCGCGAGTACCTGTGCGAGGAATTGCGCATTGAGTGACTTGTTGGATTTCAGCGAGTTGTACTGGCTTGTGAGCTCTTCGCGCTCCTTGTCGACCGCCTGCATGGCCTTCTTCACTGCCGCCGCTTCGGCGGTTGTTACCACACCGTCTTTAGCCAGTTCCTGCACGGTGCCGTCAAGGCCAGTCAGCGATTCGGTGAAATCGTATGAGCTCTGGTATGCCTTGTTGTAGGCACTTTCAAGCATCGGCGTCGTGTGGCGAACGGAGCCGTCACCGAGCGTGACGCGCGCCATAGACCAGACGTAATAGCCGTTGCTCCATTCCGGCAATGTCTCAGACCATCCAAGCTCAGGGTTCTGCGCGTTGATTGGCGGAACCGTATCGCTCTGGTTCTTCGCATAGAGCTTGACGCTGGATGCGATGCCGTTTCCGGCCATCTGGTTCGCGCCATTGATTGCCTTGGCGAGACAAGGCGTCGTGTAGCTTACGGCTCCGTCACTCCAAGCGACCTTGCTGCGAGTCCAGATGTATTTTCCCTTGCTCCAGGCAGGCTGCTTTTCGCTCCAGCTACCGCCGACTTGCGAAGAATCGCTTGAAGATAGGTAGTACTGCTCGACGATGGATTTGATTCCCCTACCGGTTACACCTTGCTTGCCGTCCGCACCGCTAATGCATGCTGGATCTGAATAGGAAATCTCGCCGGACTGTGTGACAGTCTTCGTCCGAGTCCAGATGTACTTCCCCTCGACCCATACGGGCGCTTCGGGCTGCCATCCGGTTTTCGGTGCTTCGGTACGCGAGATACCTTGCGCGTACTCGACATCGACGGATGAAATTACGGCATCTGTCGTGGCGATCTGCTTGCTGCCAACAGTCGCGCCGGCAGACAAGCTAAAATCTCCGGTGGTCAAATCCCAGAAATTCTTTCCAACATCATCGGTGAGCAGGCCAGCGCGGATGCGGTCTGCTCGCATCGTGCCGGCGTTAATGCAATCGGCGCTGACCTGAGCGCCAGTGATGAACGTTCGCCAATTCCACTGTCCGTCGCTTGCAAGCGACGCGGCAAGGCGGATGCCCATGCCATTGATGTTTACCGCCCACATGCCGGACGTTGACTTGAGCGGGACACCCGTTACGGCATCCAGCGGCACGTTTGAGTAAATCACGCCAAGCTCGAACGTCTCGACCTTGTAGGTGCCGACGGCATTGAACGCCTTGTTGAGCGCCGCCATGAGCTGGTTGAGCCACGAGACGGACGTGCCAGCCGCCGCATCGTAGTTAGCCCGCTGGTTGCTGCCGCTCTTAAGCTGCTGCGCCACCGACTGGAAGATGTCGGCCAGATCATCGGTTAGGTTGCCGAACGTCACCTTGGCATCGCCGGTCACCAAGTCGCGGATCAGCTTCGAGACGCGCCCCTTGAGCCTGATTCCCGCAGCGGAGAAGCCCTTGTCGATGATCGCCACGCAATCGCCGACAGCAACGCCTTCCCAATCTCGACCGAAAGCAAATAGGTCAATCACGCTTGCTTCATAAGAGACGGTCGGCGTTTTGGCTTGCTCAAGGTAATCGTTCGTCTCGGCAAGAAGTTGAGCCGCGTCCTCGCATTGCTCGTTAACGTAAACGTCTACCGCAGGCGCGATGCCGCCGCTGCCGTCGGGATGTCCCCAAACTTCGGTCGCGTCGGCATCCTCGACGTAATCTTTGCCGCCGTTTATATCGCCGAAAGTCAAGCGTCGGCCATAGCCGCCGCCATCTGTCTCAATACCCTTGCCGTAACCGTAAACCCTCGTCTTTGGGTTGGCGCTGCCGGTCTTGCGCTTGATGCTTATGAGGTCTTTAGTCCAGGTGAATCGCTTCGGGCTTTGCTGGTTGCCGCGCGTAGCCACTACGCGTACGTATCGATGCGTGACCTGCACGCCATCCGTCACGATGACGGTTTCAAGTTCACCGCCCCATATTTTGAGTAGGTTGCTCAAGCCCTCGCGAACGCTTACGTGATAGAAGGTGTGAGAAGCGCTGCCGGGCTGGTCGCAAGCGCCAACCTCCCAACGGGTGCCAGCGAGTATTGACGTGAGCGCCACAGCCACGCTGCCGGACGGTCGCTTGTCCTCGATATAGTCATCCCACGTCTCGTTGATGGAGTTGATGCACGTTATGCTGGTATATGGCTTGCCGTTGTCATCGTGCAGTCGCTCAATCTCGTCGACAATGTGCTCATGCACAACGCCTTGGCGGTCAACCCAAACAAGGTACTCACCCTTGCCTAAATCCTCGTCGCACCTGATCTTAAGCTCGTCGGTGCCGTCCGTGGCGTCCTCATGTGTCGCTGCGGTGTAGGTGAGCCGTCCGAGATTCGCGCCGAAACGGCTGAAACGGGTGAAGTTGACCTTCTTGGTTAAAGCCATCTTTCCTCCCATTCCAACGTCGCGGCGCCGCTAGATATTTTGATATGCGCACGGTCTTTAACACTGAAAAAGTCGCTCATGATGTTGAGCTGAGCGATTGAGCCGTTAACAGTCACATGTTCTTTGTCGAAGTCCATGCGAACGACGCTCGAAGCCGTCAACGGCTGGACAACCTCAACGAACTCGGCGGTGTCGGTGTTGGTGATGCGCCAAGAGCTGCAAGCGCCGGGCTTGGCCGTCACGGTGAGCGCCGCAGGCAGCGTGCCGCCGACGGCGAACGATGCTGCGCCGCTCATATCCATACGGCGATGCTGACCGTAATAGTCGGGGTCGCCAATGTGGAACGTAACGGTTGCCTGTGGGCAATCATCGGTAATCTCGTCAAGGTCGGTTGCACCGCTGACGATCGCCATCAAATAACGCGTAGGGTCATCAGGCAAATAAAGCGGCGCTGGCTCGTCAGACCAGAGCAGCGCCGCCAGTTTATGCCGTGCCTTTGCGACCTCGCGTCGGTGCTCGGTGCGAATCCACATGTCAATCTGCAAATCGTAACCGGCGCGGCGGGCGTTCTTGAAGTATTCGCCGTGCCGCCCGGGCGCATCCTCGAAGCTCGCCGAAACGTCCGCCATGATTGGGCGGCGCACCTTACAGTAGACGAGCTTCGACAGGTCGTGCCCGTTGAAAACGATGCTGTCGCTTTGGTTTCGCTTACGCTTAAGCTCCAACGGGCACCCCCTTCTGCTTTAACCTGCTGGCAATACCAGCGCCGATCTGCTGACCGGTCGTGTATGCGTCCATGCTGTTTGCAACGGTGGCATTGACGGTCACACTCACCTGGACTCCGCCACCGAAGCCGCCGCTTAGGCGGTCGAGCACGCGAGAAATACCCGCTTCGACGCTCTCTCTGACGCTTGTGCGCAGCTTGGCGTCGGGCGCGACGTGCTCAAGTCCAGCTTCGCCAACGCCGATAATTGAAGGCTTGTCGAAGGACGCACCCTTTGCATACCAGTTGACGCTGATTGACGGCAGCTTCACAACACCACCGATGTCACGCCAGCTGACACTGAAATGCGGCATGTTGATATGCGGCAAGCTGATGTGAATCCCGCTGAACGCCCCCTGAATCTTGCCGGGGATGCTACTGACAAAGTTCCAGGCATCGTTGATCGGCGAAGTGATGCTGCTCTTGATGTTCGAGAAAACGCCAGCGACCTTGCTTCCAAGACCGGGGAACCCCAGCTTTTCGCCGATGGCGTTGCCAGCGTTTATCGCGTTATCCTTCGCATTGTTCATCTTCGTCTGGATGTTGCTTTGAATAGCCTGGAAAGCGATACCGGTCTGCGACTTCGCCGCGTCCCAATCACCGTTCAGGGCGGCTTTCAGGGCATTTGAAGCCGAAGAACCGACAATCTGACCGGTGTTCATGTCTGTTTGGATTGAATCCCTGATAGCGCCGAATTTTTCAGACGCGTTGGATTTCAGATTCTCCCAAGCATCGGACGCATTGGCCTTCAAGCCCTCCCAAGCATCGGACGCGCCTTGCCTTATACCTTCGAACTTCTCCGAAAGGCCGTTCTTGACCTCTTCGGCCTTTCCGGTTATCCCGTCCCAAATCCCAGACCAGAATTCCGGCACTCCTGCGAAGAAATCCTGCACGCCCTGCCATTTTTCTGAAATCCAGCCAGTGAAGTCAGACCAGAGCTGTTTACCAGTCTCGGTCTGCGTGAAGAACCACGTAAGGCCAGCGACGGCAGCGGCAACCGCAGCCACGCCAAGCAAGATTGGGTTTGCTGCGATCAATCCGGTGAACGATGTCCACCCTGTAGAGAGCTTGCCGCCAAGGGTCGATGCCAAGCCGCCAGCTTTCTCGGCGATGCCGCCGAAGCCCGTTGCAGCCGTGCTTATAGCACCGCCGCCCTCGCCGAACTTGCCTGCGAGGGAAGCGAAGCCACCGGCAACGTCCTTGAACGTCTGTCCGATCTCGATGCCCTTTTGGAGCGTCTTGCCGATGCCCGTCGTGAGCCCGCCGAACGCGACCGTCCCCAAAACGACGTTTGTTGCCATGTCCTGCTGCTCTGGCGTTAGGGACTTGTACCAGTCGCTAACGCCCTCGAGCGCCGGCGTTACCTTCTCAAGCAGGGTCGTTCCAAGCTCGAGAGCCTTTTCCTTGAAGGGCATGGCCGCTTCGCCGGCTTCGGCCATCTTCTGGTTTAGCTCGGCCTGCGCTTCGCGCGTGTCGAGCATCGTCTTATTAGTCTCTTGGTACGTCTCGCCAATGTTGCCGTAAAGGCCATCGAGCGTTTGCGTGATAAGCGAGGAACGCTCCTGCTCGTCACCGCAGGCGGCAAGCGCCGCATTGAAAGCGTCCTCTTTGGTAGCGCCCTGAGCGATCTGGTCGTTGAAAGCCTGCTGTGCCGCATGGTTGCCGGAGAGTGCCGCGCTCCACTGCTCGTTGCTTGCCGTTGCCCAGTTGATGGCATCGGCAAGACCGCCGGTGACGGTGCCGGTGTGCGCCGTCTCCTGCGATGCTTCCACGAGGTTTTCGAGCGGCAATGCATCGCCGAACTTGGAGAACGAGCCTGCGGCGATGTTGCTCCACTTGTCCAGTTCCTGCTGGTTAGTGGTCAAGCGTGACAGGTTCTGTGCGGCTTCGGTCGCGGTGTCCTCTTCGCCAAGTAGCTTATAAAACAGGGTATAGGAGCTTCGCGCCTGCTCGGACGTGCCGCCTGCATCCCTCCAGGCAGCGTCCAGCTGATGCGTCTGCTCGATCTGCTCTTCCTGGCTGCTGGCAAGCCCGACAAGCGCAGTGGCGGTGCCGGTGACGGCACCGGTAATCGTCTTTCCGGCAGTCTCTAGACCCTTGCCGGCCTTTTCCAGCTTATCGCTGTTTTCCTGAATTGTCTGACCGAACTGGTAAAGGCTGCTCTTCGATGCCTGGGCTTCGCGGCTGACGCTTTTCAAATCGTCGGAATAGCTCTCGAGCTGGTTCTCGCAAATGGCAATTTGAGCCTTAAGGCTCGAGTACTGCGCTTCCTCGCGCTCGGTGAGTGCCGCGCCGCTACGCTTCTTTTCATCAAGTGTCGCGAGCGCTGCTTTATATGCATCGAGCTTCGTTTTCGTCTCGCCGTATGCTCGATTGAGAAGTTTTTCCTTCTCTACGAGCAAATCCGTGTTGCCGGGATCGAATTTCAGGGCGCGATTGATGTCCTTCAACGCGCCCTGCGTATCCTTCGCCGTGCTCTGCACGCTTTTCAACGCGCTCTGCAACTCGGTCGTATCTCCGCCGAACTTGATAGTCAGACCTTTGTACGTGACAGCCACTGTTCCACCTCTTTTCAGTTGTCAATGAAAGAAATGAGCGCACAGAACAGCGCACCGCATAGGTGCGCTGGCGCTTTACGCTCACAGTCCAGACCAGAAGGCCACTTCGCCCTTCCGCGCCTGCTCGTCATCCTCGGCATACGCCACGGCATCGTTGACGAAGCTGTATATATCAATAAGATTTTGCACTTGCGCATAAGACAGCGTGTGCAGGTCTTGGATACTCAATCCAGCCTGCTGGCAAGAATAGATATATAGTGTGTCGCAGCTACTCTCCAGCTCCGGCGGAAGCGGCGGCATCTGATGCTTCGGAGGCCGCGGCTTCCACGTCCGCTTTTGCGTTCGGAAAAAAGTTGTCCTTGATGATCTGCATCACGTCAGATGCCCAACCGCCTTCGCGCTCAAGGTCGAATTCAGATTGCGGGAAGCCGCAAACCCAATCCTCAAAGGACTTGCCAAGATCTGTCTTCTCCTTTGCCGTGGCGTTGTACGTCTTCGCGCAGGCGTAGAAAATCTCAAGCAGTGGCACTATAGGAGGAATATTCGACGCTGCCGAGACATCAAGAACAACGGAAATGGCTTCGTTAATGTCCTTGGGGCGGCGGCTCCCGTCCTTGCGCTCAACGAAGAACTCGCGCGAGTACACAATAGGTGTAAAGGCGTTGCAAGCGACGGGATACTCAACTCCGCCTACCTCGATGATCCCGCCGTCCATTACGCGTCCTCGCTAACAGTCTTTGGCGTGACGGCAGTATCTACCTCTTCGAAGAATTTGTCGTAACCGTCAATATCGCCATATGTGTCGATGTAGCTGCCGCGCCAGCCGCTCGGCAGCTTGACAGGACGGAACGTAAGCGCGTAATCAAGCTGCGTGATGTCGGGCTTCTCTTCAAGCGTCTTGGCATCAATGGAGACGGGCTTACTTTTGCACTTATAGATGCATCGACGCCTTCCGACGGAGTGGCCTGGCTGCTCGAACAAGAGCGCAAACGGCTTAGGGGTCTTGCCCGACGTTGCCAGCACGCGGCCTTTCTCGTCGATGTCGAATCCGTTGATGTCGGCCATAAGCTCGCGCAGCTCAGGTGTGCTCTCGATATCGTAGAGCGACCACGTGATGGAACCGCCGTTGTCCTGGTACTTGTCCAGCCACGGCTCGTTGTCACCGTAGCTCGTTGCCTGCTCAATGGACGGATCGACCTTGATTTCGACCGTGCCGGGGATGTGGACAGGCTTCTCATATGTAAACGTGTCCTCGTCGGTAAAACGCGCGATGTGCGCGTTCTTAACACCGAAGAATCCATTTCGCGCCATGTCGGCTCCTTTCATCATTCGGTAACGTCGATTTCGTAAGCCGTCTCAACCAGCTCGTCACCGTCAAGCGGCGTTACCGTCTTGTTGTAGTTAAACTCTGCGGCATCGAGCGCCGCTTCGAATCGCTTCTCAAGCTCGTAGTCGCGCTCTCGAACGTAAAGCGCCACATCGTAGGGCATCCAGCGGCACCATCCCACGTTGTCTGCGCTCACGCCATCGCCGTAACCTGCTTCGATGTCGATATACGGAGGTGTGGGAAACTCTCCATCGCGGAAACCGCCGTTAGCCCACGGCAGGCCGAATGCATCAAGAAGCTGTGCCAGGTCTTTAAGGCTGTTCATTACGCCCCCTTGGAGAACTCAGCGGCAACTTCCCTGTAAACGCCTTCGATAACGTGATCTCCTTCGACCCTGCCCGGATAGCTTCCGTGCTGGTTTTTGATAACGTGGCCGTTCTCAAGCAAATGCGTAAGCTGATACTGCCTGTTGTGAACAACGCAGGTGGTGCCGGTCGCTTCGCTCTTAACGTCGGCAGACCATCCCCTTGCGTAGCTTCCGCCGTGGCGCTTCTTCTTCCGGCTTCGCTCTTTCAGAAGGCGAACCGCCTTGTTGCCAGCGGCCTTGACGTTGCCCTGCAAGATCCCTTCGTTGTCCTCGATAACCTCTTCGATGCTGTTGACGATAATCGATTCAAGCTGGTCAATCTTTATCCCGCTCACCGGTTGCCTACTTTCTCGACCAGCGTAAGCCGCACATTGTCGACGTTCGCCACAACCGCCGAATCGACGGCGTAGCGGATACCGCCGAACTCGCAGAGCCTTTCACCGCTGTAGGCGCACGCGCGTACCGTGATGACGGCCTGCGGCTTAACTCCGGCCTGCGCGGCGGTGTAATACGCCGTCTGGCTGATGCCGTACACGTTGCAGGGAACACGGCGGCACCGCTCCTTTTTGTGCGATACCCCCATCTCGTCACGCTCGGATACCGTGGCGATCAGCGTACAGATGCCAGCCCAGCCGCTCATGCGGCATCACCGCCGTTGTACGCCGAATCACCGCTCATGCTCGTAAGCATGGTTTCGAACGCCTTCATGAAGCGCTCGGCGTCCGGATTGTCCATGCCGAAGTTCGCCTTGACGTAAACCTTTATCGCGAGCCGGACACGCCCGTCCGAATCGTCGTTCGCCTTGGCATCCGATACGCCGCCCGCAACCAACTCGGCGCGGGCGGCTTCGATTACGTCTGAAATCTCTTCGTCGTAGTCGTTTACGAAAGCCGGGATGCGAAGCGCGGCGCGGCACGCATCCAGCAGCTTGCCTTTAGCCTTTGCGGCCATGCCGCGCCACCTCCTTAAGCCTGCTTGATAGTGAGCTGTGCGAACGCTTCGGGGACAGCAAGAACACCGTCGAACAGAACATAGCCGTCGAAGCAGCGCTTCTGGGTTCGCGGCTGGACGTAAGGCGTAACGTCGGGGCCATCAAACATGTTGCCCTTGAACAAATCGGGGAAGCCGGCCTTAATCACGTTGTCGGCGATTGAATCGTCCTGCTTTACAACCTTGCCGAAGATTCGACCCTGAACCGTCGGGTCATCGGTAGCCTCGTTTGCAAAATAAGAACGACCGTTGGCATCCTCAAGCATGGCGATCTGGTTCCAGATGGTGTTGTTATTGGCGTAGATGATGATTCCCTTAGCCGCTGCGTTGCCGTAAGAGCGAAGCAGGCTCAGCATCTTCACGATGTCGGCCTTGGTAAGCTTCTTTACTGCCGCCGTCTGAATCTTGTTAGCGGTCGCGATGCCGTAAGTCTCATCGGCGAGCTTCTCGTGGACGAATGCGTTGCACGCGACGGAGAGACGTGCAGAAACCTCGGAAATGATGTACTGCTCGAAGCAGGAAAGCGACTGCGTTGCCATCTTTCGTGACAGCTCGACGGTCTTCTTAATCTCCGTTCCTACGAGCGGCACGGTATCGAAGTCATTTTCCTCGATATCGGTAGGGGCTTCGCCCTCGTCGGTCTTGGCCGCATCGCCCTTCTTGATGGACTTGTGGCGCGGGAACTCGACCTGACCAGACATGTTCGTTCGGCTGATGTCACCGAAGAGAACGGCAGTATTGTCGATAAGGGAAATGATCTCGTTCTGTACGGCCACGGGAACGATGGATTCGGTGTTGGCCGTGGTCATGGTGAACTCGGCTCGCTGCTCGATTGCGTGGCGCTGAGCGGCACGCTCGACATCGGTAAGCGCGGTGCCGCCGATGAGCTTGATGCCGGAGCGCTCGGCAAGACCCTTAGCCCACGCATGGCGCTCAGCCGTGTCGTAATCGGTCACGTCATATGCAGCGCCGGGAATGCCAGCGACGTTGGCGGAACGCGCCAGCGGCACGGAATCCACACGCTGCGCGCGGCCTGCGTCGATGGCGGCACGGGCGTTCGCGACGGCGGCGTTGCGAGCCTGCGCCGCCTGTGCGGTCTGGGCGGTGCGCTCGTTAATCTGTTCAGTCAGCTCGGCCATGCGGGCTGCATCCTCTTCCGTCGGATCAGTACCATCAGAATACTTGTCGACAAGCGCTTGCAGGTCGTTAAGAAGTTCATCAAGTGTCATTGCTAGTTACCTTTCTTCGCATTGGTAATTGCCAGGCACGCCTTTGCTCGAAGCAACGCGGCCTTTCTTCGCGCAAACTCCCTGCGCGACTGCTCAATCACTCCGTTGAGCAGGTTTCTTGCACTAATCTCCGTGTTCGGGTCTGCCGGCAGGCTCACGGCGCTCACGTCGTAGACCTTCTTAACGCGGGTGATAGTCGTTGTTCGGGTTTCGCGGTCGTACTCGTCTGCCGCAATCATGAAAGCCCACGACATGCGGGTAACAAGCCCGTTGGTAATCTCTTCGTAAAGGTCGCGTGCCGCCTGCGAACCCGACAGGTCGGCAGCGACGAACAGCCCGTGTTCGTCAGGCTCGACAATCAGCGTCCCGTTGCTCATTCGCGCGAGAACCTTGCCGGAATGGTCGAACTGCATGATTACGTCAGTCATGTCCGCATCGGCAAAAGCCGTAGGATCGATAATCTCACGGTACTCGTTTCCGTCGAAGTCCTCGAACAGCACGTAAGGGTCATTGAATGTCGAAGCGTATCCCTCAACGTAGTACTCGGTATCGAAGCGCTTCTCGCGCTTCCCATCATCAGCGCCAAGCGCTCGCACCATGACTGGCATTGCGCGGTATTGGCGCTCATTCGGTTTGGCTGGCATCTTCACCACCGTCTTTCTTGCCGTCTATCGCTGCGATGTTCGCATTAGTCTTGGCAGCATCCGCAGCCTGCTCGGATGTGTGCTGGCTGATTAGGTCGAGGTCGATGTACTCGCCGCGAATCACGTGGCGCTCGCCGCCCGGATAGCTCGGCGATTGGAAGACCTCGGCAACTTGGTTGCCGCACCAAATCCCTCGGTCGAACAGCGCCGTCGAAACGTTGAGCTTCGTTTGATTGCTCGCGAACTCAAGGCGGTTCGCGCTGAACATAATCGAGTTGCCGTGGGCGATCTCGTTCGGCGTGAACGTCATCGACGTGAGCACGTACCCGAGCTGGATAGCGAAGACCTCAGTACGTCCCTCATAAAAGGCGTTGTACGTGTCCTCGTCGGCTCGGTTCATAACGATGTCTTCGCTTGATCCAAAGAAACGATAGGCTGCTTTTTCTATGCGCTCCATTTGCGCAGCGTCAACGGTGTAGTTCTGTGGCGCGATCTGCTTGACCTCTTGATACTTGTTGTCGTAAACGACAATACCGCCCGCGTTCGACGCTCCCAACTGCTTGTTAAATCGCTCGGCAGACTTCTTCGTGTCTTCCGGGTTTCGATTTTGCGAAAGCTTGCCGATGAAGCGCACCGCCGCGCCCTGCTCGATAGCTGTTTTCTCGGCTTCCTCTTGAGCGTGAATCAAGTCAAGCGTCGGATTGAGCACGTTAGTACCGTCTCCGAACAAATCGCTCTTGAACTGATGCCGCGTCATAACGCCAATGCGCGACCACTCAATCAAGGTCTTATCGCCGCCTGGAAAACGGAGCTCAAGCCACAAATCGCCGTCAACGTCGTAGGCTTCGCACTGACTTGGCAGCACTGGGTAATAGCCGACGGACGTGATTCCATCCCCGCCGTCAACAGGGACGATCAGGCACGTGTCGCAAACGTCAAGTATCGTTGAGACGCGATGCAAGAACTGCGGCGTTGTCATCCACGGGTTCGGTTGCCACTGCAAAGAGCGCGTCCATTGCGGTTGCGCCGTTCCTGAAATCTCGGGACGGAGCTTTGAAGCATGGTCTGCGTTTCGCTCGATTATGGAGCGCGTCAGCTCGGCTTCGTAGATACCGCCAGACCACGATGTGAAACGCGGTGAGTAAGCCGTGAACGTCTGAAAATAGCCATCGACTGCCTGCATGATCGGCTTATGAAACACGGCATCGAACATCGATCGGAAAAGCGTTGGTTTTCGCACGTTTTAACCTCCAATCATGCTTTGGTAGTCATCCATCATGTCTCTGAGCACAACGAATGCATCGCACTCTGCCGCCCAAGCATCAATGCGGTTGCGCGGGTCTTGGTTCTTCTTGTCGGGCGAAATGTTGCCGTTCGCGTCGTTTCTGATCATCACGTTGGAGCGGCACCATTCCGCTATAGGGTTCTTGTTATCGACGATGCGATTTTCCTTGTAAAGCGCTCGAAGCTCCTTCATCGGCATGGACAAGGTTTGCGCACCCTGTATTACCTTTTTGAAGTTATCGGCTCCGAAATAGCCCTCGTACGCTTCGACAGTCGGAACATCTCGCATATGCCACGGGTCATAGCCGCATGCGACCGTGTAGATGCCGTACTTTTCCTGAACCTCAGTGACCCAATCAAGCACGTCGCGCTTGTCGATGATCGGCGTTGCCGACGTTCTGAGCAGCCCGCGGGCAATCCAGGCATCGTATGGCACGCCGTCTCGACCTCCACGCCGCCCCTCGGCTTCCGCCTGCTCCAAGGCGCGAAGCGGAATCCACGCCATGTGCATTGCGTATATATGCTCGTCGTTCGGGCGCATCATCAGCAGGCACGCCGCAGTTAGGTCAGTCGTGTCCGAAGCGTCCACGCCGAGAATTGCATAAGAAAAAGACCCGTCGGACGGGTCGAACGTTGCTTCGTTGTGTATCTCAGACCATTTGAGCCAAGCTTGGCTCTGGTTCTCGATGAGATTGAAGTCCTTTACCAGCAGCGTCGGCAAGAATGTCGGGTCATCGAGTGCCTTGGAGACGTTTTCCCTGAGCGATTTCAGGGACTTGATTGTTCCAAGCCCGGGATTCGCCTTAATCCAGCACTTCTCGTCTTTCCATTCCTCGCGATCGTCAAGCTCGAAAATGAAGGCGATGAAATGCTCGGCTTTTTCTCCAGATGCTTCGCCGTTCAGCCATTTGGCAGCGTATTCGTACTGCGCGTCGAAAATGCCGCCGCGCACGAAACCGTTGGTCGTTATCTCCAGAACAAGCGGTTGCCTACGTGCGGAAATGCCCTGAATCGTCAGGTCGTAGAGGTCGCGGTTTCGCATGGCTGCGAGCTCGTCAACGATAGCGCCTGAGATGTCCAAGCCGTCAAGGTGATTCGTGTTGGCGGAAAGCGCCTTGATTGACCCCATGTTGAGGTCGCAGTAAAGGTCACTCACGCGTTTCCGCACGTGCTTTGCCAGCGCCGGCGAGGTCAGAACCATTCTCCAAGCGTTATTAAAGCCCTTCGCCGCCTGATCGTGAGCCGTGGCGACGTTGTAGACTTCCGGTGCGCCCTCGTCATCGTTAATGAGCAAGTCGTGCTCGATTGCAGACGCGAGAGCGGTCTTGCCGTTCTTTCGCCCCATAATCCAAAGGACTTCACGGTATTGGCGCACACCCTCCGCATCGACGAAACCGTAGATTACAGACAGAATGGCCAGCTGGAAAAGCTCGAGCTTGAACTTACGCCCAAGCTTGCCACTCGGAAGCCTGCAAAACGTCTCGATGAATACAACGTGCTTTGCCGCGAATTCCTCGCGGTAATGGTACGGATAGAGCGGATCGGTGTTGTCAAGGTCGCGCAGCACGCGCTCCGCGAGCTGATGCATCTTCTCGCAAGCAGTGATCTCACCGTTGATGATGCCACCGAAGTAGCTTCGTATCGCTTGCTCGCAGCGACCAGCGCCGCTTCGCTTCTTAGCCGCCGAAGCGCGTTTCATTGAGGTAGTCGATGAGCGCATCGCCTGCGGTGCTGCCGGACGGCATCATGTCGGTGAGCTGCTTGATGCCGCGTGAGAACGTCGTGAACAGTTTGTTATAGGCGCTGAAACCCGGATGCTCCCGCAGACCTGATTGACCGCCGCCGTTGTCATATGCAGTAAAGATGCTCTCGTACATCAGCTCGCGACGGGCTTCGTCAAGCTTGACCTTCAGGAACGCGATGTTCGACATCAACGGAAGTACGGCGCTTCGCTTCTCGTCCGGTATCGCGTCCTTGGTGAGACGTTGGAGCTTTTTCAGCTCGCTTTGGTATCGGCTCTCGATGGAAGCGGTGCGCTTCTTCGAGGGACTTTCCGTGGCTTTCGGCAAAAGGTCGTTACTTTCGCACACTTTTCGCCTTCCCACAAGACCACCCCCGTTCTGAAACCCGTCACACGCAAATTTCTATCTTCCGGCGTTGGTGCCCTATGCTGGGTGCCTTGGTTTTAGACCGGGGGGATAGCTCGAAGCTGTGACCTGCTGTTTTGTCTGTCATTTTGTTTGACTGTGCGCTTGTGCTCAGTCTGTGTTTTCGTATGTCAGCGAAATCAAGTTGCCGTCCTCGTCAAAGCGCAGTCCTTGCCTTGTGCTGCCCTGCCTTGCCCAGCCGTGCACCTTCTTGTGGCAGAGGTCGCACAGACTTACAAGGTTGCGAGTGTCGGTCGCTATGTTCGGATCGCTGATGTTCGATGGTGTTAGCTCGATGATGTGATGCACCATCGTTGCCGGTGTTGCGATGCCAGCCTTAAGGCAGTGCTGGCAAAGATAGGCGTCGCGCTGCAATGCGAGCTCTCGCGCCCGTTCCCAATCCTTGGAATGGTAGAACCGATACGAGAAGCCCTTTGCCATTGCGCGACCCCCAACAAAAAAGGGACGCGACCCAAGGCCGTGTCCCTTTCTGATAATCCACCGTACCGAAATGTAGCACAAAGCGAAAAGTGATGACAAGTACCAATCTCAAATATCTTTGAGCGCGGCAAAGCCCACCTCGTCGATATAGCGGAACCCAACGTTGCAAAGCTCCCTGCACCATTGGCGCGAGCACTGCATCACATCGGCTATCTCGTCCCATGGCATCGCTTGGAGATAGGCCATGCACAGCGCGTCGGCGTATCGGTTGCCCTTGAGCTTAGCCAAGCCGCCGCGATTGTCAGCACCGTAGAGCAGCACGCACGCTTCGTCCACCTCGGATTGGCTGTCCGCGATCCTCCTTTCCAACCTCCCCTCAAAGTCGATACGCCCGTTAATCGCATCCATAGGGTCTGAGCCGCCACCGCCGCCGCCCGTGCTGTAGCTCTGCGCCTTGGCTCCCTCGCGAGCCTTAAGGCGGGCTAGCATCTCCTTTGCGTGCTCGATGCTAGCCACCTCGTCACGGATGCGCTCGAAGTATTCCTTGGCATCCACAAGGCATCAACCCTAGTCAATGCCCGTAGATCCGAAGCCGTCTGTACCGCGCTCGGTGTCGGTCAGGCTATCGACCACGACAAGATCACACGGCACGAACGGGACAACGACCATCTGGCACACGCGCGAGCCCTTCGGCAGGTTGACGATATCGCAGCTGAGGTTGACGAGCGGCGCGCTGACCTCGCCGCGATAGCAGCTGTCGATAACGCCCACGCCGTGGCTGAGCGTCACGCCGTGCTTGCTAGCCAGACCAGAGCGCGGGAAGAGCAGGCCGACACAGCCGCTCGGAATCTCAAACGCGCAGCCAAGGCCGACGATGGCGCGGGCGTTTGGCTCAAGGCGGCAGTCCTCGGTAAGGCACATGTCGAAGCCAGCGTCACCCTCGTGCGCATAGCGCGGCAACTCCGATCCATCCATCACCTTCACGTTCATCTTTCGTCCGTACATCTTTCCTCCTAAAACGGAATGTCTTCGTCGTAAAGCTCAGGTGCGCTGACCTGCGGCTGAGGTGCCTGCTGCGGCTGCTGCGATTGCGGTTGACGGTAGCTGGTCATGCCGATGATGTTGTCGACGATGACCTCCAGCTTGCGATGGCGCTTCCCATCCGCTTCCCAGACGGCCATGCGCAGGTGTCCTGTTACAGCGATACGTGCGCCCTTGTGCAGGTAGCCGTTCGTTTGCAGGGCTTCCCCGCGCTTACCGAACAGCGTGCAGTCGACCCAGCTCGTCTCGTCCTCGTAGCTGCCGTCTGGCGTTCTGCGGCGGCGGTTGACGGCGAGCGAGAATGACGTGATGGGCGTGCCGCCCTTGGTGTAGCGTACCTCGGCATCGTTACCGAGGTTGCCGCTCAGCGTGCAGGTGTTCAGGCTCTCGGCGCTCATGCGGCACCACCACTCACGATAGCGAGCGCGATAAGCGCGAAGAGCATCGCCACGGTCGCGATTGCCGGAAAGAGCAGAGAGAACGCACCGCCGGTGAACAGCATCACGGTCGCTTCGATGATGCAGAACGACACGAAGAGAATCACGACGAGCAGCACGCACATGAGGACGGTGAAGACCAGCGACAAGACCCTCTTCACCTTGTGCGGTCGGTTCTTAAGCATTGTCATCACCGGCCAGAATCGACAGAAGCCTTGCACGCTGCGTGGTTCCAAGCCCCTTGACCTTGCGGCCTTGTGCGATGCGGAGTTCGTTCATGAGCTGGCGCGATCTGACTTCGCCATACCCAGGCAGCGAAGTGAGCAGCGATTCGACACGCATGCCCGATGCAGCCTGGTCTCCGCCGTCAGCCAACTCAAAGAACTGCTCAATGGACATCAAGCCGTTCTTAAGCTTTGCCTTGTACTCGGCTCTCTTAAGACTGATCTGCATCTCCTTATCGAGGGCTGCACGCCGCTGCTCGGCAGTCAATTTCGGTACCATTTTCAATATCTCCTGATTCTTACTTGGAATACGGCGGCCAACCGTTCCCAAACCATCGGTTTTGCTTTCTGACCTCTCGTTTTCGTGTCGTGTAGCAAATGGCCGAGGTCTTGCCATTTACACACCGTTTACACTCCGTCCTCAAGCTGCTTGGCGAAGTTGTTGAACGCCTGAGCCGCCGCCTGGTCGCGCCCTGGCAGAAGGTGCGCGTAGAGTTTCAGCGTTGTCGCTTCGTTCGAGTGCCCCAAGCGATCTGCAAGCGTCTTGAGGTCAACGCCGTTCGCAAGGCACCACGTGGCGTGCGTGTGGCGCAACGAGTGGAACGTGTACGCCTTCGGCATGCCTGCACGGTCGCGAGCGCGGCTGAAAGCCTTTGAGACAGTCGTGGGGCGCATGTAAGAGCCGTCTATGCTCACCAGTGGCGAATCGGGCGTGAAAGCGTCTGAAATCGAATCCTGTTGCGCGAGATAGGCTTTTATCCGCTCCCACTCTTCGTCGATTAACGCCACAGGCCGCGTCTTCTTGTTCTTGGTCACGTTGGAGCGGATAACGCCACCGCCCGGAACCTCGATGACAGTTCCGCTCACGAGGATGAACCCTTGCGCCTTGTGGAGGTCGCGCCGCCTAACGGCGCACACCTCGCCGACGCGCATCCCCGTGTGTAGCGCAAGCCAAGCTGCGAAAGCGTAGGCTGATTGGCGCATGAAGCGCTTCTCGGGCGCCTCAAGGTTGAGCTTTTCGGAGACCATGGCATCGAGTGCCCTGTAATCCCATTCGTCGATGCTCACGGCTTCATGGCGTTCCTCTGGCGGCTTCGCGACCATGAGCATTGGGTTGTTCTCGCAGATGCCGATGCGCACCCAAAAGTTGTAAGCACCGCGCAAAAAGTGGTGAACGCTGATGATCGTGTTGCGCGAAAGACCTTGACCGCCGTTCTTCTTGCTCACACCAAGCCGCGTCTCGAAGTCGTTCAGCTCGATAGCGGTAAGGTCGCGAGCGACTTTGCCCTTAAGGTACTTGCCCACGTAGGTTCGCGTGAAGAGCGACCATCTCTTCACGGTGTTTAGGCCAGCGCCCTTGACCTTCCGCTGCTCGATGTACTCCCAAAGCAGGTCGACTATGAGCATGCTCTTGACCTTGCCGTCAAAGGTCAGGTGCGAAGCCCAAGCGTCAGCCAAAGCCTGCGCTTCATCGCGCGTCCTGGCATCCGGGAAGCTACGGCGTGGCCGTATCTGCCGCCCGTCAGGTGCCTTACCAAGATACGGCTGCGCGTACCACACGCCCTTTTGGTCGCGCTTGACCTCAACGTCCATGGCTGCGCTTCAATTCACGGACAACGTCGATAACACTACCCGACATGTCGCGAATCTCATGGATGCAATCCTTGCAAATATCGAACTCGATAAGTTTGCCCTTGTCATAGGCGTGCACCCTTGCGAATTCGTTAATGTTGGTGCAGTCAGCTTCCTTCCCACACCCGTCGCAGCAGCCGGAAACCTTAATCATCGTCCCGCTCCTTTCCAGCCGCTTTCTTCGCCTTGTGCATTCTAACCTTTGCCAGGTAAATGAACCAGATGCACGCGGACAGCAGGAAGCAGAAGAAGGCCAGGAATCCATAGCCAGCGCCGAAGATGAAACCAATGGCGATACTGGCAACCAACATCGCGAACGGGAAGATTAGCAGGGCGCACCCAACCAGCATCAACGATGCCTCTTCGTACTCTTCCTTGGTCTTAGACTCTTTCATTTCTTTCCTCCAAAGTTCGATGAATCACTTCGATTGCGTCACCGACGCAATCGCACCAGCAAACAAGATCGTCGTAATCGACCCGTGCACCATCGCGTCCGCGCTTCTCGCACGTCGTAATGCGACGGCTCATGTCCTGCGATACGGCGAACAGGTTCTCGAGGGTCTTACGGTCGCTCCTAATCGTCATCGTCGGTCACCCACACATCGCGGTGATACTCCCGCATGAACTCGTCGAAATCCCATTCGATGTCTTCGCTCTCCAAGCCTTGCCAGCTCCAAAACTCACTGACATATGGCTGGCAGCGCTGACATGCGTAGCGCTTCCAGAACAGACGCATCCAAAGGCCGCTTTCCATGAGCACGCCATGGGTTCCCGCTGGAATCGTCTCGCCGCAGTACGCGCACACATGCGCCTTGCGGACAGTGACGATCTTGGGAGCGGCGTAGAAGTCACCGCCGCTCATGACGCGCCGCCTTCCAGTGCTTCAAGCATGTTCTCGATGCACTCATGCGCCTTCTTGAGGTCTTCGATGCCGTTCTTTGACTTCCAGCGCCACAGATACTTGAATGCGCATCCCTGCATATAGGACACGTATTCATCGGTGCCGAGCATCGATTCCATTGCCTGCTTGCACTCGATGCCGTTATGCCCCGCGTAATGCGCGGGCTTGGTCACAGGGTCGAACCCCGTACCGACCGTTGAGGCCATCTTCTCGGCAACCTGCGAAGCACTGAGCTCAACAGGCTCAGTCAGATCACCGACCCGCTTAACGTAGGCACTCATTCCTTGCCATCCATTCTGTTCCAGTTCCTAATCGCTTCGTCTTTCGTCCTGCCGATTTCACCCTGACTGTCACAGGCTTTGCAGGCGCAGATCCACCCGAAACCAGATTCGAAATGGTAAGTGCTGCCGCTATAAGCCCATGCTTTGCCACCGCAGAATGGGCAAGGCTTCAGTTTCATTCCCCTACCTCCTTATCAAGCCATGGATGCGGGAACAGAACCCTTGCGCGGCATCCAGGGCAGAATTTCAATTGGATTGGCTTGTACGGGTATTCATGTTCAAACCAGCTGCCTTCGCAGTCCCAGTCGAACCTCAGCTCTTCACCGCATTCAGAGCACGTGAAGCAGCCGCAATCATCAGAAGGCTTCTCAATCCGCAAGCACTGGTTTTCATCGTCCCAACGGGTTTCGAATTCCTCCAGGATGTACTCGCACTCTTTGTCGGGCACGTACAGCCTTCCGTCGCACTCGATAATGTCGGGCTCGCCCTGCGGTTCGAGCAAGCGCAAAACGCGGCTATCCTTGTTGGTCATCGCTCGCCACCTCCAGCAGTTGTGAGAAATCGACCTCATGCAAAATCTCGTAAAGCCGTTCGACTTGAGGTGAACGCCATGCGGTCATGCCATAGGTGTGAGGGTCTGTGTAGTGATAGCAGTTCCGCTGGATGTGCTCCTGCGCTTCACGGAGCGTCAGAAACATCGTGTTTTCCGCTATGCACTCTTCCTTTGTCTCGAAATGCGCACGCCTGCCTTTGTCGCGGCACCAACGGTCAACGTCATACATCGAACCCAGACAGCCCGTACCTTCAGTTCCATCTTCAAGAGCGGCTCGAACGGCTTCGTCTGGCGTCATGTATTCAAGGACTTCGGAGCTTTCATCGAGTATCGCCACGCGGTCAACGCTGTCGTATCCATCGCACACCGGGCGATATCTGTGCGTCATGACAACCCAAAAGCGTGGATCTGCCTGGCATTGATGCGGCTGCGTGTTCAGTTCGTCTTGGAGCGCAGAAAGAAACTCAATGTCCTCACGCGTGATTTGACGAAGCGTTGCGCTGCTTTTCTCGCTCAATTTCCTTCACCTCCCTTGCGTCCTTCTTGAGCGCTCTGCACTTCCAGCAGGCGCTGCGCTCTTTGATGAACCAATCCCTCGGTCGGTCGATACCGCAATAAGGGCATCGCTTGACCCTGATCTTGTTGATGTGGCTACCAAACGGCATTCGCATCACGGTCCATATGTTGAAAACTATTACAATTGTTGAAAACCTGTTGAAAAGCTGTTGAGAACTCGAGTTCCGAAAATGCGAAAACGCGAAAATCAGCCGCGAAATTAAAGGTCGGTAAAGAAAGAAGCAAAGAAAGTAAGACTTCCTTGTTACATAACCTCACAAGCAAGTTGCGGGTTTTTGGCTTTGGGTTAGGGTCTAAAGACCCAAACCCAAAAACCCGCCCTGTATTGTTATGTACTGTATTGTTAGGGTTTAGCCAGTCTAAAACCGATGGTTTAGCGCTGGTTACGTCACTCATTGCCCAATTCACCGCCTTTGACCTGCTATTCCGTTGGCTCTGATTTGTTCTTCTTCGGCCTGCCGCCCTTGGCTCCGTTCGCCCTCTGCGCACCAAAATAGAGCGCGTTTTTTTGCATGCGCGCACTCTCGATGCGGCCTTTTCCGTCCCGGTTTAGCAAGCCGATCTCCAGCAGGCAGCCGATAAAATCGCGGCAGTCCTCGACGCTCGATATGTCGTCGAAGGCACCCGCCTTGCGCATCCCGATCTGCTCGGCGAGAATCAGCCAGTCCTCGTCGGTCTCGACCGGCAGCGAGTGCGTCTTGGTGTTCGCCAGAATCTCGCAGATGCGCCAGAAAGCCCCGTATCCGGCGTTGCCGTAGCGGAACAGCAGCCTTTGGCACTTCTGGTCTTGCGCGGCGTTTGAGTCGTGCTGGAACCATGCCATCGGCTCCTGGGCCTTGTCGCGCACGTCTTTGGTGATCATTCCTCTTCACCTCCATCCTCGATAGACAGGCCATCGCACGTGCCGCGCTGCCACCAGCCGTCCCACAGGCAGTGGCCGCACTCGCGGCAGTTAGTCCAAACGACCGACCCGCGAAACGTGCATTTGCTCTTGGGCTTAGCGCCGCCCTCGTCGAGCACGCCGCACTCGTAATCGCACCGATACGGCTCCGGCATGGGCGGATCGTCGAACAGGCTCGGCTGGCTATAGGTCGCGGGCATAGATATCGGCGGCGACCATGATGATTGACAGGTATCCCTCGTCGGCATCGCAGAGCTCGCAGCTGCCGTCGATGATGGTCGCGGCGTAGGCCAGGGTCGCGCACATGACGGCCGAGGCGAGACGCTCATCAAGCTCGATAACCTCGTCGGTCTCCTCGTTCTTCAGCTCGATCTTTCCTTTGTTCTTGGCGGCATATCGGGTGATGTCATCGAAATGCTCGACCGCCTGCTTCTTCTTAGTCATGTCGGCTCTCCTTGGTGTCATAGATGGACTTGCGCGTCTCGATATTCAGATCGGGATGATTGTCGAGAAGCCAACGGCTCAGCAACGGCGTATCCGTATTGTTGATGCCGTAGACGTGCTCTTCCCCGTTGCCGTCCACGAACGGAACGCCGACGAGCTTGTAGGAGCCTTCGTATCGCTGCTTCTCGATGAGGTACTTGGTCGACACGCGCATACCGCGCTTATCGATAGCCAGGGCCGTCAACTCGATGCTGCGGAGCGTCTTGGGGTTGAGCTCACACCACTTCTTGAAAAGCTCGGCGCGGTCTTGGAGCCTGAGCGGCATCGGATAGACAGCCATCTTCTCCTGGGCGATAACACTCTCAAGCGGCTGAGCCATGTTGTCGAGATCCATTAGATATCACGCTCGATGATGCGGAAGATAAGCCAGATGACCGCACCGCAAAGCACGAAGATGAGCCATTCGCAGTGGTATGTCTCGCAGAAGGTGATGAGACCGCCTGCAATTGCCATGGGGATAATCCCGCACATGAACAGGGCCGCAAAAACGTAGATAAACCAACGGATAACCAACGGTTTTCCTGTTAAAATCTGATCGTCATCACTCGCACAGTTTTGACGCTTGCCCGTGCGCGTTTGCCGACGTGCGCGGGCTTCTTCTTTTTGCTGGCTTGCGTAGCTTCGGTGGCTCTCATATGGAACCGGCGCTGGAATGCGCTCGATTGGCTTCGACGCTCGCGAGCGTCCAGAACCGCCACGCAAACCAACGGTTTCCGTCTTGGTTTCATGCATCTGAAACCCCTCCTTTCTATCTATAGTCGTAGGTGTTGACCTTGATCGTGATGTTCTTCATGGCTCTCTGGATGCCGCGTTTAATGCCAAGTTCGATGGCGCTTTCCAGATAAGTCCAGATGCCGGCAATGAGTGCAACTCCCAAAAAGAGGTCTGCAAACAGGTCTGCCATAGTTACTTCTCCTGCCAACCCATAAGCTCATTGGGGCTGATGTGCGCAACTCGGCAGATGGACATGATCTTGTCCGCGCCAGGGATGTAGCCCTCACCACTCTCGTACTTCACGACGGAATATTTGGAGATACCGACGCGCTTTGCGAACTCGTCTTGCGAGATATCGAGCTTCGCGCGAGCAGCTCGCAAGTTCGCCGCAAACACCTCCTTGTTGAAACCCATTACGTTTCCTCCTTTCTGCATCGAGCCAATATTTGGCTACTTGCTTGTCAAGTAGCCAACCCGTATATTCCTTGGGTTTGCCCTAGGAATATTTGCCAGTTAGGAAGTTTCCTTCCTGACTCGCATTGCAGTATAAGCGAGTTCCTTCCTATTGCAAGAGGAAAATAAGAAAATATTTGCCTATAGCCGTTAAGCGGATTAGAATACACGGCAGAAAGCTACCTAATTGGAGGTGCAAAATGGAGCTTGCCATTAAGGAAATGAGAAAGAAGCTTCATCTTTCTCAAGCTGAATTTGCCGAAGCGGTTGGCGTTACCATGCGCACCGTAGGCTCATGGGAGCGAGGGGAATCGTTCCCAAATGCAGAGCAGGTATGGAATTGCGCGTTAGCCCTTGGATGTTCGCCAAATGACGTTCTTAGTTGGGACGAAAGCGACCGAAATCAAGAATCACTATCAGATGATGAACGTCAGATCGTAGACAACTACCGCGACAGTTCACCGCAATGGCAGAAGAACATAGCGATGACCGCCAAAGCGGCGGCAAGCGAATCGAGAAAGGAATAAATGTGGGATTCATAAAGAACCAGCGCGAGGAAGTTGCTCGTCAGGAGATTGAGAAAGCAATTGCATCTGTTCCAGAGTCGGACGGTCGCATTCATGTGATGCTGATTCGTTCATTTGGGCAGACATTTAGCAGCCAGGTTTTCGGTGCCGACCAAAAATATAATGAGCAAATCAACGCAGTGCTCAACGGACTCCAGGATAAAGGACTCGAAATTATCCGCGTTGAGACAAACTCGGTTCCCAATCAGGGTATCGGCGGAGCAGACCGCTACGACACACTCATTACGTATCGATAGCAAAATGCCCTGCACTCGGTCTTGGCGGATTAGTGCAGGGCTTGCCATTCCAGAAAAATGAAAAGGCAAGGTGATAATACCATGACAAAAGGTAGTCGTGCGGCTATCTATGCGCGCTTCAGCTCCCATAATCAGCGAGACGAGAGCATTGAGATTCAGGTCGATAAGTCGCGTGAGTTTTGCACCGAGAGCGGCCTTACCGTCGTGCGCATCTATAGCGACTTCGCCAAAACAGGCAGGAACTCAGACCGCACTGAGTTTCAACAGATGTTAAAAGACGCCCAAAAAGGGCTATTTGATTATGTGGTGATTTATAAGGTCACGCGCATCATGCGCAACCGCGATGAAATGGCACTTGCGCGCATTATGCTGCACAAGGCTGGCGTTGAAATCCTATACGCCGGCGAGACGCTCGGCGAGGGCTCAACGCGCGTCCTGCACCTCGGAATGCTCGAGGTGCTTGCGGAATATGAGAGTGCCGTCGATAGCGAACGTATACGTGACGGCATCCAGAAGAACGCCCAACGCGGCATGGCGAGCGGTCAGCGCCTGTACGGATGGAATGTCGTAGACGATCACTTTGTCATCAACGAGCGCGAAGCCGCCGTCATGCACAAGATGAAGAACATGCTGCTTAGCGGCTCGACAGTTGCCGACATCCAGCGCGCCGTAAAGACCGAGCGCTCCAGGAGAGGAAAGCCCTTCTCGCACGGATCCATCAAGAAGCTGCTCATGCGCGAGCAGAACTGCGGCACGTACAACTACGCCGGTGTGCGCATACCTAACGGGATGCCTGCTATATGGTCACGCAGCGAACAGGAAGAGATTAACAACGTCCTCAACGGCAGAGGTCACAAGCACCGTGTGGAAGACGGCGAGCGCGTGTACGCGCTGAGCGGGAAGATGTTTTGCTGCGAGTGTGGCCGTTGGTATGTCGGAACCTCTGGAACCGGTAAGAGTGGCAAGGTCTATCACTACTACCGCTGCCCGAAATGCCGCAGAACCTTTAGGCGCGACGTTATTGAGGATGCCGTCGCGGATACCATCCTGGAATCAATCAAAGACCCAAAGGTGCGAGAGCGCATTATCACGACGCTCGAAATGATGATCGCCGAGACCGCCGAAAACGACGAGACAAAAGACAGTGAGCGAATCAAGGCAGAGATTAAGCGCATTGACGCCGCGTTTGAGCGCATCTGGCAAGCCATAGAGGACGGCTTTGCCCCGCCCGGCGGTAAGGAGAGGGTGGACGAGTTAAAAGCCCGTCAAGGCGAGCTCAAGGACGAGCTTGCAACCGCACTCGAAGCCGAGAGCGCCGAAGCGCTGACGATTGACGATTACATTGACTGGCTCGACACGCTCGACGCCAACTCAGACCCGTATGACATCATCGATACGTTCATCCGATTCATCCAGATTGACGGCGATGAGGTTCAGATCTATTTCAGTTTTGACAATTGGGACGACGACTTTATGCCGACAAAAAAAGACGAACCCCAGATAAACCAGGGTTCGTCTAATTCAACTCGGGTGGAGACGAGGGGGATCGAACCCCTGACCTCTTGACTGCCAGTCAAGCGCTCTCCCAGCTGAGCTACGCCCCCGTTCGAAGAAGTAGTATACGGGAACTCGGACGACGATGCAAGGACAATCTCCGAAAAAATTTCCGCGGTGGCATCGCCGCCGCCCCCGCGCCCGCCGTCTAAGCGCGCGGGCGAGGGCCCGCCACCCGACACCGGGCCCTACAGTGCGCCGCCGGCCCCATTGCCGGGCCCGATCGCGGGCCGCCCCGCCCCGTCGCCCCAAAAGCGGGCAGGTTTACTACGATGATTCCCGGACGGTCGACCACGCCGCCGTTTTCGCTAATACCGCAAGCGCCCTACCTGCGGTTTTGCAAACGGAAAATGGGGCGTGCTCGAGGGTCGCCAATTCGTCGTAGTAAACCGGCATAGTTTTGAAGAAGGATTAATTTACTAGCATCTCTTTAAATGTCCAGAATGACACTTATTGACAAGCTAAATACCTATTTCGAGCCAATTGCAAAGGACATTGGCTCGAAGCCTGGTTTCCGCGCGTCGCATTGCCTTGGTCTTTGGCTTGTATTGCAAATCAATGCGGTCGCATACGCTCCGAATGATGGCATTAAGCTGATTACGATCGTTGAGCATGTCGTGGGTCACTAAAAATACGTCGTATCCCATGGTTTGCAAGGCTGTCATTCGGGTGGCGTCATGGTCGAGCACCGCGCCCGAGCCATGAATAACCTCGCCTTGAAGCTCAATGATTACCGCCTTCATCGTAATTGGGTTTACGATTACAATGTCGCCGTAACATACTTTTTGACCTGCTATTTGTTGCGCAGAAACCGACAACGGCGTTAGATCATTGACGTATATATTCTTAAACCCTGCTCCCCCGAAACGTCTAGGCCGGCTTAGCAGCATGATTCCCGCAACTTCTAATGGGGAGGCTGCGATTCCGGTAACCTGTTGCGCGGCGTCATAGAATTGCCTTCCCCACATTTCGCATTTAACTTTTGTCGCGAATCGTCGTAGCTCCTCAATCTCAATCAGAGGCTTTCTCATCCAGAGAGATGTTCCTTTGCCCCTATCGTTCTTTTCGGACTCGCTATTTTCTTGTTCACTTTGATCATTGTTGGTGCCATTTTGATTTACTCGCGTATAGACACGTTTCCACGGCGCCTCTTCTTGGGTCTCGTTGAGTTCGAATAACTTATCAGTGCTGGTGCACAGTTCGTTTGTATCTGCCTGTTCAAGAGCCAAATCTACCGCAGTCGAGGGCTTGAAAACCGAGAACCAGCCACAGAATTCATACATGGCAAGGACTAGATCGATCTGAGAAACGCTGCGTGTCATAGTGAACAGTGTGTTGAGGGGGTCCGTGACGCTAAATCCCATATCGGTGTCAAAGGATACGTTGCCTTTATATGCTTCGGCCCATCGTATGGTGCGTCGTATGTCGGAATGTAAATTGCTTCGGGTCGAAGCGGCAGTGATGATCGGGGTTTTGAGAATGTCGGTTACGAAGGGGGCTTGGGATAGAGCTCGCCAGCCTTCTTCGGAGTTTGGAAGGCGGGGGTAGAGGTCGCGGACCTGGGGTGGGCAGCGCCAGTAGCGGAAAGCGGAGTTTGCGCATACGATTTCGTCCATGTGGGCCTCCCCTTGTGTCGGCCGTGGGCCGTGCGATTTATGGGGCCAATTATCCCGAGCGACATCATGCGGGTAAGTACCGGAAGCTGACCAAACACTGACCAAAAGATGGAGCTGCCTGGCAGATTGTTGTTATGTTCAGTTAAGTTTGCAGGTAGATAAGCCGTGCGAGTGGTCCCGGTCTTCACAATTGCGCGTAGGATGCTTGAATAATTCAACGAATGAGCAAAAGTAATTTATGCAGGAAGTGCTATGAAGTCAGCAATTTGGAAGGGCGCTAAAAGATTAGACATCGCGCACGAATAGCCATAAATGGCCATGAATGACCACGAATTTAAAAACGAGAGCAAAAAGTTCTTGGAAAACCACGTACGGCTATGTTAGTATCTCTTTTGCCGAAAGGCGACGGGCGATTGGCTCAGGGGTAGAGCATATCCTTCACACGGATGGGGTCACAAGTTCGAATCTTGTATCGCCCACCATCTAAAACACAGGTCAGAGGTGTTAAGCCTCTGACCTTTTTTTTGACACTAAAAATATCGCTTACAATACAACGAAGTTGCATAAGCTCTAATATTAGTCATGGATTACGTAATTGCGCCTAAGCTCGTCGGCGAGCTCTTCGCGCGTGCGGTTTCCGGAAACCAGGTCCTGGATCCATGCGTAGTACTGGTTGTCTTTGGGCTCCGGACTATCGGAAAGCGCAACCGGGGCATTGGCGAGCCTTAGGACGGCTAATGCGAAAACGAGGCTCGTGCGCTTGTGCCGTCCTCGAAAATGTGGTCCTTGACTATGTGCTCGGCTACGTAGGTGACTTGGTCAAAAATGTCTGCAAATCGATCGGCCGGCGACTGGCCAAAGATCGTGCAAAACGCGCCAGAGAGCACGGACTCGACGCGTCCGCGTTCGAGCTCCGCGCGGCTATCCGAGGCATCGGTCTTATAGACCCTTCCAGTTCTTAAGAGCGTTGCGTGCAGGCGCATCACGGCTGCGGCTAGGGCTTCGAGCGAATTCGGATCATCAAGCACAAGCGGCGCAACGGGATGCTCTTGTCCTTCAGTGGTCGCCATCAT